TTGCTTTGCGTCGTATTCTTGCCCTTGCTCCACTCGCGGTGCGTGTGGTGGCTGAACGCATCCTTGCGCCCGTTGCCGAAGCCGCCCTCATACCCAATGATTTCCCCCTGCTTTTTATGGGTGCCCGCGGCAAACCGGTTGACATTATCGTGCATAAAAAGGAACGTCACCACGCCCACATAGCCGTTTGCACATTCCACCGGGCCGTCACTTACGAAATACGTCTCGTGGCTGCTGTCTGTGCGCACGCGGGCAAAATACCCGTCAAAGGGCGCCAGCACCGGGCTGTCAAAAGCCGTGCTCTCGCCGCCGTCGTCGCGCGCAAGGCTGCCCGCGTGCGAATATGTACTGTATTCATCCTGCGTGATGCGCATGTGTGTGCCGGGGAATAAGGCTTTTTGTGCCATTTGTTTGTACCTCCTATAATTTAATGCCGTAGATATACAAGGGACGCATGAAAGAGTAATCTATCGTTCCAGATGCGCTATCTCCTCCATATGTTGCATACTTATAGCTTTCCTGAAACTCAACGCCGTTTGAAGATACAATAATATTTCTGTGATTCTTTTGGCTGCCAAAAAATCCATTTGCAACTTGCACGGTATCCCCGATAAAGAAAATTCCATTATTGACATAGTTTGCGCTAGTACCGTTCATGAAAGAGATTAGAACCAAGTCGTATTTTGAAAGGTCTAGGGCTACAGTCTGTTTGCCAAAATTCTCCAATGGGGCCGGGTTTGTCCACAGCAGTTTTACTTTTCCGTAGGCAGGCACAGCAAATCCATTCATTTTGTTGTGCCTCCTTTGTGCAAGCTGTCACACGCTAAAGTGTACAGCCCCCCCCCATTTACATTTTTTACCATCATCATTTTGCACAACCTCACTTTAACATTTATAAATTGTAATTATTCCGGCAGAACTGTAACCAGAGAGTTGCCGGAACACCTGCGGTTTATATTGACCTTCAAGGTAAATTTCTGTAAACGGTAATACTTGCGCTAAATTGACATCCAAGTTTGACTTCAGCACGATTTCATTTTGGGAGTTGAGCATCTGAGCTTTAGCCAGATAGTGTCCGTCCGTGGTTATGCCAACGAGGCTTACCAGATATTTTCCGGGCTTTATATTCAATAACATTTCCGCCCCATTACTTTTATTGATAAGTGTCACAAAGCCGCTTTCCCGCAACATGGGCAAAAACGCTTCACTGACCCTCCCGGAATATGTACCAGCATTGGTTGAGACTGGCCCACCAAATGCTGCACAAAAGGCAAGCACTCCCTTTGGGGGTGTCGAAAATGCATTTGCCATATGTCTCTTAACCCCCTTCGTTCATCTTCTTCGCTACTTCCGCCCGCCAGTGCTCCGGCACCTCCTCCAGCGCCATGCGGCCCATACGAATTTGTAAGACATAAAACTGCACCATGTCACGCGCCTCCTATCATGCCCGCAAGCTCAATAATGGCCGCTTCCGCCGCATCCAGCCGCTGGCTCTCCGTGGGCGGCAGGTTAAGCTCGGCCTCCGTGTAGGCGTGGTAATATTGGCAGGGCTCGGTGATGTCCCTTGCCGGTACAAGGCGGCGCAGGCCATCCGTGCCCTGCATCACCTCATAGTGCGCCGGTTCTGTGCCCACCACGTGCACGCCATCATATACATATCCCGCCGCTAGGTCTGGGGCCGTCAGCTCTGCACCTGTGCGCTCATCATATATTTTCACGTCTGTGCACCCGCCTTTCCGTAGTAATAAATATCGGCGTCCGCCGCAGGCTTTTCCCACACCTTCAGCGTCACCTCGCCCAGCCCCGGCGTGGAGATGCCGCCGTTGATAGCGCTGCACACCTCGGCCAGCGCCTCATCCGTGGCTTGTACACCCGTGGGCAGGTACATGGGCGGGCCAAGCTGCATGCCGTCCGTCACTGCCGGGCCGCCGTCATAGGGCGTCAGCGCCACCGTCTGCGTCCAGCCCGCCTCATCGCTGCCCGTCCACGCATCCACTTGCGGCGTGCATTTGTATGTGTAAAATAAAACCTTATCAATGGTTTTCTCTGCAGCGTGGTCATACACAGCACTTGTCACGCTGTGGGCATATTTCTTATTGCCTGCCGCATCTCCAAGCCATGCGGTGCCGATTGTTTCTTCTGGCATTTGTTTTTACCCCCTGCTCATTCTGTTACTTTGGTGTAGTAAATTGTTGCATAACCCTGTTTCCCTACAAGCGTTTCTATATCGGTTGCTACATTTAAAGTATTTGGATGGGTTGTTGAGCGATTTCCAAAAATTGTAATCAGATTCCCTCCAGGCGCAGAAGAACCATTTGGACCAGGGAAAAAACGGAAAGAGCCATCCGTAGACTCTACAAAAGCATCCGGGAGGCGCGGAGCTATATCAACTTGCGCCCCTATATCAATGAAAACACTTGTATTTATTGCCGGTATTGTGAATTGGATAGTTTTCTTCCATATCTTTTTCCCATCAATCCAATACTCACCCGTCCACTGTTCTTTAGTGCTGTACGTTCGTTGTGCATCCAAGGTTTCTTGCGCAACAAAATAATCTGCCGCATGCCCCTGCAATGTAGTCGCATCAATCGGCGTAGGTGGCAGGTTTTCACCGCTGTCGGGGATGCAGGTAGCCATTTCCTCATCAAGCGTTTTCCCCGTTTCAGGGTTATATACTACCTTGGTGCAGCTGTGTACATAGGCGTCTTGTCCGTCTGATGTTTGGCCCCATATGGTTTGTTCGGGTTGTTGCCCTGGGGTGCCGTCATCCATTCTGTAGCGCATTACGTTATTGGGCACAGTACCGCCGCCACCGCCGACAAAGTACAGGATGGTATCTGCCCACAGGCACATTACTTTGGCATTGGCTGCGAAAAAAGCATTCGGCAGGGAATCACCATTGGGAAGCTTTGCTGCCACAGCACGGCCCGCAATGCGGAATGTGTCCCCTGTTGCATAGGCTGCATTTGGCACAATGACAAATTGATTTGTGCTTGGCAATTCAATATCAAAATAGTTTTGCTCTTTCGTTGCCGATACGGTAGGCACTCCACTGGATATAGCCGAAAACCTTGCCTCCGCCTCTGTCTTTGTATAGTAATTTGACAGATCAATATTGCCGTGGCTGTCTACCCAATCACCGGTATCTGTATCCCAAACCCAGATAGTGTCAGTGCTTCCGACGATTGCCCAGTTGCCAGCTTGTCCGGTAGGATGAGCAGTGCGCAGCGCTTCAGGCGTCTCATAGTATCCTACGCCTCCCTGTGCCACCTGCTGTGCAATCTGTGCATAGTATTTGGCGTTGTCGGTGTCCTCGCCCTCTCGGCTCCCCGTGCCGCCCACAGCCCAGCTTTCCGCCAGCTTGGCGCTGGCTTCTGCCGCTGCCGCCTTCGCTTCAGTTTGTTCTACAAGGCCAGCAGCTTCCTTTACACTTTCTTTTGCCGTTTCAACCGCTTTTTCTGCTACTGCAACATTTTCCGCGGTAGTCGCCACAGCATCGTCCGCGCGCTCCGCGTCCTGCTTGCTCTGTGCGGCCGCATTGGCCGCAGTGTCTGCTAAATCCTGCATCTGTGCCAGGGCGGCCTCGAACATGTTTTTAGGCGGTGCAGCCGTGCCTTCCACGCTTGGGCTGATTTGCAAGCCGTTAGACTGCAGCTTGATAATTTCTGTGCCGGCTGCAGACTTTGCCACAAACTGCACCTGCAGCTCACCGGAGCAGGCCATAAAATCCGCATCCACCGGCCAGCTGATAACCACTGCCTCCTCGTCGTCTGGCGCAATCGTAACGCTGAGCTGCTTGTTGATAATGGTGTGGTAGTCCGGGTGTGTCGCGCGCACATACCAGGTAAGGGCAGACAGGTCATGCCCGTCATAATACCGCGGTCCCGTCAGGTCGTAGGTTTCGGCCCGCGCCTCGCCCTGTGTGTGCAGCCCGGTTTCCGGGCCGAAATACACATATTTACCCGCAAAAGGTATCCTGATTGCCATAGCGTCCTCCTCATTATCAGTTATTAACTATCGTGCCTGTGAGCTTTGTCCACTGGGAGTCCTTTGTCGTGCGCACGCAAATCTCGCCCATTTTGTTGTAGCGAAATTCTATGTCTGCGATGCCGGTAGCCTTGTTATCCACATATAGAGCGCGCTCGGCCACCTTGGCGTTATCTGCATTAGATGCATTGCCCGCACTTTCGGCGGTCTGCGCCTGTTCGGCGGTTTTGGCGCTTTCCGCAGTTTTTGCGGTTTCTGCGCTTTCCGCGCTCTTGGCCGTATCAGCCGAGCCTGCGCTGGTAGCGATATCCGCCTTTGAGGCAGTTGCCGCCTTGCCCGCAGTCGTCGCGTATCCCGCCTCAGTGGCATACGCCGCACGGCCTGCATTGTCGGCATAGACGCTTTGAGCAGGCGCCCCCACCGGGTACTCCACTACATAGGTGCCGCTGTCCTCAATGATGCGCACACGCTGCCCGGCCTCAAACCGCACACAGGCATTGCACTTATAGTGTTTTAGGCTCTCGGCTTCCGCCCCGTTAAAAATCAGAGTAATGCCGTCCTCATATACGGTTCCCACGGTCGCAAAAGATTGCCCTGTTGGCTCCTGCGGCACAACGGCCTGCTGCTCTTGGTACGTCTCCAGTATCACAGATACACCACCCTTTTGCCCGTATGCGTCATTTTGTAAGGCGCCTCCAGAGCGAGCTTCCAGCCCGTCTCCTCATATAGCGTGCTTTCGCCATCGCGTATCAGCTCCACCACATCATACACGGCATGGCGTCCACTTGGTCCCGTATAAAAGGTGCGCACCTCTGTGGTCTGCATGCTGCGAAAACGCTTGTTGTCCGCATACGCCTGCAGCTCGCTCTGCGATGCAATGTTATCCAGCTTTTCATAGCTCACAACTCTGCGGCCCAGGTTGCCCACAGAAAACGGGCTGTCTGGTCTGTCATTTATGGCTACTGCCCGCAGGGCCGTTTCCAGGTCAGGGTTATCCACCTCTACGATAAAGACGTTCGGATGGTTAAACATGTCAATCGTCTGGCCCCATTCCGGGTATTGAATAGAGTATTCGTCGTCCCGATACGTCACCGAAATAGCCTCTGCAGATGGCTGCTGGAACGCGCTGCAATGCACGGTCCCGCGGCTGTCCATCCAAATACTGTTGTAATTGATTTCCGCGGCTAGGGCATTGATGATGGTAAGCCGGTCTGTGCCCGGCTCCCAGTCCTCCCGGTCGGCCTGCAGGGTGGCGGTGTTGGCCTCCACTATAAAATCCATAATGCCGGATTCTACCAGCAGCGCCTGAATAGCCGCGGTGTACAGCGTGCCCTTCGCCAAATGTAATCGCTCCTCTATTTTTGAGGAAAAAGCCAGGTAGGTGAGGTCGTAGGCGGTGAGGCTCACCACCGGCCGCATCCCGTCGTTATCCATGCCGGCATCAGTCAATACATACTTACCCAGCGGCCAGGGCTGGCCGCCGATTGTAATTACCGGCTGAATTTGGTCCGTAAGATAATTGATTTCGTCCGGTACCTCAAATTTGCCTGATAGCGTCCACTTTATCTGCGCGTCCGAGGTTACGCTAATTTCTGCGCCGCCGCCCCGGTAGGCGGTAAGGCGGGAAAACTCCACGTTATCCCGCAGCACCACATATTCCACGGCCACATTATCCGTCAATGTACGCCACCTCCTGGCGGTAATCCGTCTCCACGATGGTAAATTCCACGTCTGATGCCCGCCCATGGGCCACTTGCGCACTGCCCAGCGCCCCAATCACCACATCGCCCCAGCAGTCCTTATACACTACAATTTGCCCCAGCAGGCTGCGCACCGTCTGCACCGGCTCCCGGCCGCGCACAGTAAAGGCAAAATCATGGCTGCCCTCTGCCATGTGGTTTGTGTATGCTACCGGCTTTTGGCGCCCATAGTAGTGCACATAATCCATCTGCACGCTGTAGCTGCCCTGGTGTGTGGGCCTTTCGCCGCGCCGCAGGCGCAGTGGCAGCCATGCCCCGCCGTCCTCCACAGGCCCCAGCACCGCATTGTCAACGGCAAGGTAAGCGTATACCGGCGCGCTGTCGCCGTAATAGCCGTCAGCCGTTATGCCGCGCACTACATACTCCTGCTGGCCGTTGCTTATGCGGTCTGTGTATGCGCTGCCCTCCACGCGGGCGATTGGCATACCGCCCCGCAGAACGTAATATGCAGTATAGGCATCATCTGTCTGCCACTCCACGCTTATGCAGTTGTCCGCAGCGCGGAAGTTCGCGTCAATGGCAGGCCCCGGCACATTTTTCACCGTGACGCTGGCCATGGCCGCCGCGCTCTCAACGCCAAAAATCGTCTTGATTGTCAGCCGCACGGGGTAGGTTCCGTCCGGCAGAATATGCGGCATGCGGTACTCCTTGCCGGTGCTGTGCATCCAGCCTGTGTCATACTCCCCAATCTGTATGCGCACCCCCTGCTGGTCTGTCGATTGCCAGCGTATCGTGGGGCGCGGCTTGGTGTCCGTATACACAATTACCGGCGTGGCAGGTGCACGGCGGATAATGATAGTCGCCGCCGCACTGTAAGAACCCCACACGCCGTCTCCGTTTTTGGTGCGCACGCGCCACATAAGCGTGCCCTGCGCAAACTGCCCGGCTGGCGTTGCAAAGCTGGACGCCGCGCCCTCCGCTGTGCTCAAAGTGGTGTAGTGGCCGCCCATATTGTCACTGGTCTGCAGCTCATAGGCCGTCTGCACCGTGCCGGTGGCAATCTCGTGGCGCCAGACAAAGGTAATTCCCCCAGTGTCCTCCACAACAACGCCCACTGGGGAAACGCACACCGGCGTGCTCAGCGCATCCTGAGTGTTGACGTGTACCCATTCGCTGGTGCCTGTCGTGCCAGTGTTAGCCGTCACTGCCACCTGCCACTCAATGTCGTCGGCCGTAAAGGTGTTCGCAGGAAAATCGTAATAATTCTGCGCGCCATTTATCGTAACGCTCTGAACGTCCTCTTGCCCCTGTGTACGCCAACTTATTACAGCCGATGTCTGCACAATTTCGCCGGGCGCATCCTCGGCGCCCTCGCTCTGCAGGCTCCAGCCAAAGCGGTTGATTTCATGCTTCAGCACGCGCGCGCCTTCGGCGGGGTAAAGGTCTGCCGGTGTAACCGGCAGTTCCTCATTTCCAAAGGTTGTCCAGCTGCTGGTGGTCGTGCCGCCGCTGGTATCCGATACCTCCACCTGCCAGTCAATTTCCCCGGCAGGCAGCACGCCCGCTGGGATGGTATAGGCTTGCGTGGCGCCGTCAATGGTGTATTCCGTGTGCTCCTGCGTGCCGCTCTTCCGCCAGCGTAGCTTTGCCGCTGTCTGCCGCAGGCTGCCGGATAAATCATCCGGCTTCGAGTAGCTCAGTTCCCACGAAAAGTTTACCGGAAAGCCCTTGTAGGTGGTGGCCCGGCTGGAAGGCTGCAGGTCGGTCAGGCGTACTGCCGTACTCTGGAAGCTCACGGAGGTATAGCCGCCCGTGCCCGTCGCGCCGCTGGACGCATGCACCACAGCCTGCCACTCCATGCCGGGGCTTTCCGCGTTCGGCACTAAACCCGTGTCAAAGTCCACATACTTGCGGCTGCCGTCCACGCGGATTGTATGCCATTCGCTTTCCCCATTTGCACGCCACTGAAACTCCGTATAGCTTATCTGCAAGGTGCCGTTGATGGGTGTTTCCGCGGTCGTCCCCCACGAAAAGCGGTGATAAAAGCCCTTGCGTATCGTGGTGTTTGCCGGGCTGTAATTGCGCGAGGTTATGATGCCCTCATGCGTCTGCAACACGGCATAGGGTACATGGTCCGAGCCGTTCAGCCAAAACCGCGCTACACCGGGGTCTCCTGCGGTTGTGACACTGATGCGTGCCTCCCACCGCCCATTCCGTAGTGACACACCATCCTCACTTATCTTCCATTCGGGGCCGTTCCAGCTTGGCCCAGCTATCTGGCCCATAATGAGACTAAGTGGAAAGGCCGGATGGCAATATACTGCAATTTTTTCGTTATAATCAAAAACTTCTCCTTCGGGCACTGTTGCAGCATTAAAGTACAGCGTGCCGACGTCTACCATTCCAACTCCATGTGGGTCATCAATACGCAGTTCGCCCACGCCGCCGGAAATATTTTTGAAATTCTGACTATCGTCGCAGTATACAGTATAATGGCCCATTGTTCACACCCCTCTCACATAGCCCTGCCGGATGGTTCGCTTTTCCCCCTCCATCCGGCGTATAATTTGGTTAAAGGTCTCAATGTTGGATACATCCAGCACAATCTGCCTGTTATCTACATAGGTCCCCGTCCCGCGGCTTGCCGCCAGCATAGCGTGCGATTGCTCCGCAGTATATACCGTTTCGCCGCCGGAAAATCGCATCAGTTCCGGCCCGTTTTCACCCACCCAGCGCCAGCCCGGCGCGGCTGAGCGGGTGCCTCTGGCATAGCCCGTGCCCACCTGTGCCTGCAGGTCGCTCACGCTTGGCACCTGCTGTGTCTGGATATTGACAATCGGCACTCCGCGCAAGGCACTCACCAGCATGGCAATGCCTGCCGTCACCAGAAACACCGCCGCGCCCACAATCAGCAGGTCTGTCGCTAGCATTAAAAACTGAGAGCCCGCAGCAGCCGCCGTTGGCCCGGCCGCTGCCAGCGCCTTTGTCGCGGAGGCCGTGCCTGCCGCCACAACGCGCATGCCCACAGCCGTGCCCGCCGCCTTCACCGCCACCAGCGCCAGTCCCCCAGTAACCAGCACCACCACCGGGTTGAGTTCTGACAAAAAGCCTATCACGTCTGCGCCTACAGCCAGTATCTGGCCTGCCGCGTCCACAATGGCAAGTATCTGGTCCTGGTGGTCCACCAGCACCTGCATCAGTGTGGTTTTTATTTTGGTTTCAAGCGGCTCAATGCTTTTTGCCAGTTCTGTGTAAGACACCTGCAGCTCATAGTTCGCGGCTTCCGCCTCCATCATACCGGCATTTCCCTCTTTATAGCTGGCCCATAGTTCGTCCAAACCATTCTTGCGCAGTTCTTCCAACACAATTTGCTGGCGCCGCCCCTCGCTGCTGGTGCGGCTCAGCTTCTCGTTCAGGGCGTCCACATTGACGCCTAGGCGTCCCAGCAGCTCCGCATACTGGCCTGTTGCCTCGCCCGTGGCAATGGTCTCCTGCAGGCTGTCCGCCAGGCTTTCTATTTTTATCGTTTCCGGGAATTTCACCACCGCACCTGCCAGCAGGTCAATGGCATCCGCCGCCGTTTCGGCATCCTTAAAACCCGCCGCCAGCACGTTGGAAAGCGCCTCCACCACCTCGTTTGTGTCGCCCGTAATGGCATACAGTTCTCCGGCCTTTTCGTGCATATACTCCATGCCAATACCGGCGTCCTTTGCGTTTTGCTCCAGAAAAGATAAATCGCGCCGCAGCTCCTTGGTCTGCCCCAGCAGTTCCGTGCATTTCCCAATTACGGCGCTCAGCCCGTTGCCTATCAGGGTGCCCAGCGCCACGTCAAAGGTTTTCGCGCCTCTGCCGCCGTCCTCCATGCCGTTTCCGGCCTGCTTTGAGGCTTTCCCGGCTTTCTCCGCACTCTCCGTGGCTTGGTCCATCACCTTTTCCGCATCTGATAAGGCAGCCGCAAAATCGTCCGATTTCTTTACGTTTTTCTCAATCGACGCCTCAAGGCTCAGCATCCGCTTTTCAAGGCGCAGCGCCTGGCTACTGGTCTCACCGTACCGCTCCTGCACGCGCGCATGCTCGCGCTCGCAGTTTGCAAGCTCTGCCTGCTGGTTTACAATAGTCGCATTCAGGCGGTCCAACTCCCGCGCGGCCGCCTCAATGCCCTCGGTGGTGGGCTCTATTTTCCATTTTTCAGCGTTTTTACGGGCCTTTTCCAGCTCTTTATCAGCCTTTTGCACAGCGGTACCTGTGCTGGCGGCAAAGCCTTCCATCAGGCTCTGCATCTTGCTTATCGCCTGCTGGATGCGCCCAATATCAATGCTTGCGCCAATAACAATGCCGTCACCCGTTAATGTGGCCCCCACGCATATCCCTCCTGTCCATGGCTGCATCGTATTCCGCCTCGTAGTCCACGCGCTCCAGTGCCACGGCACGCTTTAAGCGAGCATACCGGGCGCGCTCCTTTGCGTCGGGTATCGTGCCCAAATCAATGCTACGGTAGCGCATGGCCGTCATAATCTGGCTGTCAGGTGGCAGGCTGTCAAATATCGCCCGAAACTCCCACCAGTGCATCCGCGCTGTTTTCAGGTCAATTCCCGCATATACGCGAAAGTCGCCCCAAATGCGCAGCGCATCCTTTTTCCAGTCCAGCAGCCGCTCCGGCGCCGGTTCCGCGTCCTCCGTCAGCTGCCCGCAGAAATAAAAATCGAGCACCCCCTGCAGGTGCTCGTCCTCACGCTCCGGCATCACGCCGCCGAATACATTTAGCAGCAGGATATCATGCTTTTCGGCCCAAAGCAGCGGCGAGTCTAGCACATAGCCCACGTTTTTCAGCCACCACAGCCAGTCCGTCGGCACTCTCCGGCCCTGTATCGTCTCCGGCAGCTGCAGCATCGGCAGCAGGCCCACCGTCTCCTGCTTGTCCGTCATGCGTCATTGCCTCCTTTGCCTCCGGCGCTATGTACTGCTGCAGCATTTCATTTCGGCCCGCCAGTATCTCGCCGTAAATGTACGCGCACAGGTCAATGTGCTCCCCGCTGTTTTCAGGCCGCCCCGCAAAAATCTCCCGGTATTCCTCCGGCCCGATGGTGCCCTCAATAAAGGTGCGGCATACGCGCACCAGCTTGTCGTTGGCAGCCAGCACGTCCTCCACCTTCGGGCGCTCCTGCTCCGCCGCGCCGTCCTGCTGCACGGCGGCGGTCGTCGCCTGCTGGTATACGCGGCTCAGCTCCTCCGCCGCCCGCAAAATGCGCGGGAAATCCCGTGTGACGCCTTCCAGCATCCTGCTGTCGGAAAAGTCACACGGGTACGCCTTGCCGCATATCACTACCTCGCGCTTTCGGCGAAACTCAAACCCCGCGCTCATTTCGCGCCCGCCTTTGCTGCAGCCGGGGTAAACGTAGGCGTGCCTCCCTCGGCAATCGTCACTACGCCCGCTTCCGGCGTACCCTCTATTTTCAGGCCAAACCCAATGTTCTCGCGGTTATTGGCGTCGCCGCTGCCGTCGTCCGTAATGCTCAGCACGGCAACGCCCTGGTGCCCGTTGACGGCCTCCGCCCCCATGTTGTCGTAGCACTCCAGAAACTTCACCCTGCGCCCGTCCAGGCTGTACAGCTTGTCCATAATGGCATCCTGCGCCTTGTCACCCAGCACGCGCCAGCCGCTCCATGTCCTCGACACAGTAATGCCCGTCACTTCGCTTTCAGCCACCCCGCGCCCGGCCATGTCGTAGTAGTCCTGGCTCTGCTCGCTGATGCTGTTCCCGCGGGAGGAAATCCCCTTGGCAATTTCCGCCCACTCCGGCGTTCCGTTTGTGCTTACATCTATCCACCAGCGGCGGTTATACGCGCGCGGCGTCAAATAGGTTCCCGGCATCGTCGTCACTCCTTTTCGTAAATTAAGGCGCCCTGTATTTTGTAGACGCCGTATTGATAGTTTTCGTCCCATTCCGTAAGGCCCCCGTCGCTGGCCGTAATGCGCAGAAACACCGCGTCCGTCAGCGGCACGCCCTTCCGGTTCTGCTCCTGCACCCAGTCCTGCAGGCGCTCCAAAAAGTTGCAGTTGTCCAGGCGCAGCACATCGTCCGCGCTCATGCGCGTGGCCGCAAGCACAAAATTGTACTGCCACGTCACCGCGCCCGTCATGTCCCGCGCCAGCTCCGCGCTGCCCGTGGGCAGTATCGCGCAGCCCTCGGCGTCCGTCTCAATCTGGTCTGTGCGCGGCGCAAGCTCCTGCAGCACCGGGCATTGCGCAAACAGCGCCTGCAAATCGTTCAAAATTGCCATTTACCTGCCTCCCTGCAGAATAAAGCGTTTTTCGTCTGCAAGTATCTGTTCGCCTTCCGCCGCCATCAGCCGCATGTCCCAGTACGGCCCGGCCAGGCGGTTATAGGTCGTCGTATACCGCAAATCCCTGTTCGTGGCCCGTTTCGGCGCGCGCCCCACCATCACCTTGCCGAAATACAAATACTTGATGTGCGGCCCGCGGATAACAATGCGCCCATTTTTCGGCTCCTGCCCTTGGGCAATGGCGTTTTCCACGCTGCTGTAAGTGCGCTTCGGCACATACTTGGTAATGCGCCGGGCGATGTTTCCCACAAGATGCTGCTGCGCGGGCCCTCCGGGCTCCAGCCCCAAATCCCGCGCCAGCGTCTGCAGCTCCGGCAGCCGGATGTCCACCTGCAGCATGCTCATTTTGCTGTCACCTCACAGTGGGGCAGCCCGCCGAACGTGCAGTGCACCAGCGCCTCCACGGTCAGGGGCTTGTCCGCCAGCAGCGCCCTCAGCGCCGCTGTGTCCGCCACCTCGCCCGTGCGCTCGCCCCGCACCACATAATCCCGCTCGCGGCCTGCGCCCTTATATTGCTCCGGCAGCTCTCCGGGTATGATAATGCTCACGCCCTCCGCGTCCTCCTGCCAGTAGCAGGCGGGGGCATACACCCGCGTATATGCCCCCGGCCCGGCCTGCAGGTACAGCGTGCAGCTCGCGTTTGGCGTCAGCATCCGCTTGCCCCCCGGTACAAAAGCCCGCTGCGCACGGGGATATACTGCGCGGCAATGCGCAGGCAGCGGCGCTCAAAGCTGCCCGTCTGCGCGTCGTCCTGCTGTATGCTGCGGCTCCATTTTCCCACGCTCTCGCTGGTTACCTTTCCGCCCGCCAGCACCGCCACGTCCTGGGCGTGCTGGGCGTCCGCCAGCGCGCAGTGCGCCATGCGCACGCTCCTTGCCAGCTTTTCATCCTTCTCCCAGGCCCCGTCCTGCAGGCGGTCCAGCGTCAGGCCGTGCAGCACATACTCCGCGCGGGCCAGGCATCCCTCCACCTCTGCCTCCGGCAGCCTGCCGTGGTAGGTGCCATAATAAAACTCCTTGTCCGCTACCATGCGCATTCCCTCCTGTGTTACGGTTACGCCTCCGGTGCTTCCGCGGCCTCCGGCTCGCCGGTCTCCAGCGCCGTCTGCACGGCCAGCAGTAAATCCTGCTTTTTGGCCGCGCCCGTCACGTCAATGCCGTGCGCCGCCGCAAAGCTGCGCAGCTCCGTCACCGTCATGTCCTCCGGCGCCTTCTCCTGCGCCGGGGCGGGGTCCTCTTTTCCCGCGCCGCGTGCCTCCGCCTCAGCGGCGGCCGCTTCGGCCCCTGCCGCAAGGGCCGGGGCGGTGTCCGTTTCCTCATAAAAAATCAGTCCAACCGTTCTCATATTTTCCTCCTGTCAGCTTCCGGCTTCTGCCGCGTGGTGCAGGTAAATGCCCGCCAGCTTGTTGGCGTACACATCCGCAATGCCCACAGTGCGGTAGCCAAACATGTGGCGGTCGCCGTCCATATCATCCTCCGGCCCCTTGATTTTTGGCACCACATGTTTTTGAAACTGGATAAGCGCAGACGGGTGAATCACCATAAAGTTGATGTTCTTGGCCGCAGTAGCCTTTTTATAGCCGCCTGCTTCTTCGCCGCTCGTTTTGCCGTCCAGCATGTCGATGGCCGTATAAAAGCGCGTCTGCGGCACCAGCGTTTTGCTTGCAAAGCGCGTCAGTATCTCGCGGCTCTTCGTCGTGTCCAGGTCGGCAATCATCCCGTCCAGGGTGGGCGTAATGTACAGGTGGCGGTTTTCCGTGGGCACCTCATCCTCGTCCATCTTTGTAACGGCCGCGCGCAGTGCCGCCAGCACTGCGGCGCCGTCCGAAAAGTCGGCCGCTGCAGCCTTGGAAATGCCGCTCTTGCCTGCGTAGGTCGCAAAGCGGAAGGCGTCCAGCTCCGGCACCACCTTGGTGCGGATAAACTCACCGCTAAGGCGGCTGAAAGCCAGCTTTGCAGTCTCCTGCTCGTCCAGCGCGTCCACATAAAACTTGCGGCCGCGGTCATAGTTGCATTTGATGGTCTCGTTCGTCATGGTTACGTCGCCCTTGACATAGCCGTCGTTGCGGCTGTAGTCGCCCAACCCCTGCATGCTCAGCATGGGCACAATCAGCTCATTGGCGTTCGCGCCCTGGCGCGCCAGCTCCGGGGCGCCGTCCAGCCTGCTGGTAAGTGACGCCAGCTTGTAAACTTCGTCCAAAATCGGCACAAATGCCTTTGCCAGTGCAATGTTGTTTGCCATATTGTTTTACCTTGCCTTTCTTGTTGTAGTGTGTGCGTCATTCCACGGGCAGGCCCGCTGCCTTGCGCATGCCCAGCATTTCAGCGCTGTATTTCGCGCCGCTGGGCAGTGCGCCGGTGCCGGTGCCTGCCGCGGGCGCGGGCTCGGCGCCGCTTTGTGCCGGCGCAAACAGATACCCGTCGCTCTTCTGCGCTGCTGCAATGGCCGCCGCAATGTCCGCATCCTGGTTCTTGCTGGCGCGCAGCGTCTCAAGGTCCAGCGCGCCTTGCGCCAGCTTCGGGTTGTATGCTCTTGCGTCCGTCAGCGCCTTTTCAATTTTGGCGGCAAAGGCAGCCGCGGCCAGCTTTTCGTCGCGGTCCTTCTCCGCGGCCTCCGCGCGCTGCTTGTAGTCCGCTATCTGTGCCTTTACCTGCTCCGCATCCAGCCCCTCAAATTTGCCGATTGCCTCGTTTGCGTCAGCCAGCTGCTGCTCAAGCCCCGCCGCCTTTGTGGCGGCCGCCTCCAGCTCCGCCTTCGGCGCATACTCCGCGGTAATCTGCGCCTCCAGCTTTTTGTCCAGCTCCTCGGTGTAGGCATCACCCAAAAGCTCCTTGGCCCATGTAAGTGCCATGTGTCAGTCTCCTTTCCTTGTCTCATAATGTTTTATACATAACAAAAGGACCCCCGCAAAGGGATCCTTCGGTTATCGTTTCAGGGGCATTTTATGCCCGTTTTTATGCCTTTGAAAACATCCGTTTATTCGCTTTTTTCATCTGTCGCGCGAGTGCGCTGCAGTTCTTCCAGCAGTTCATCTATCGTGCGGGGGTCTGTGTACTGCTCAATCACCGCTCGCAGATTTTCGCCCGCGAACTCTGCTTCAAGGGTCTCCACATACTTTTCTATGTTCTCTCCAGAAGAAAAGTCATAGGCCGGATACTTACGTCCAGTCCTCTCCTGATATGCGGTCCGCAGCTGATGAACTCCATGCTCCCACAGATAGTCATGGTATGTCTGCGGCATAAAAGTTTCCTCTATCAGTATCGGCTCCTCGTTTTCGGAACGTTTCCGGGGCTGTTCATCGGGTTTCTTCATCCTGCATCCTCCTCAAAAAAGGGCTTCATACGCTTTCCACAATTCCGGCCATGCCATTTTTACAATTTTCAGTTCCGGGCTGTTCTGCGCTTCCAGCACAAACAGCTCTGCGAAAATCTCCAACGCCCGGTTGTCTGCACGGGCCGCCCAGTAAGCCCTTGTATGTCCGCTATCCTCAAACAACTCGCCTCCACTTAGAGCAGATAAAATATCTTTCATTGCTCCTTGCCGTATCTTACTTTCTAGCGTTTTATAAAGAGATATGTTTTTTTGAACATCCTTCGCAGCACGGTCAATAGCCTCCCGAAACCTCTTGTTTTCGAAAGACTGAATATTCAGAAAATCAGCGCGGTGTGCCGTCTCATGTAGCGCCGCAAAATCGAAATCCATCTCGTCAAAGCCCTTGGCCCTGGGGTTATACAAAATGACATCATCTTTCACGGAATACGCAAACGTGCTGTTTAACGTCTCGTCCGCACGGTATTCCGTGGGGTTGGAGCGGTTGTAGTAGTCTAAGTACATCTTAACGCGCTCCGGCGCCTGCGTCAATGTGTCCAGGTATTCCAGATGCTTGCGCAGGGCGGTGTCAAGATCCAGCGTGCCGTCCCTGCGCTTCAGGCCGCCCGCGGGCTGCGGCATTTCCAGCCGCCCGTCCGCCTTCAGCGCGCGGGCCAGCCCCGCCGCCCGCACCCGTTCCGGCGCGGTGGGCAGCCCGGCCGCCGCCGAAAACCGCTCATATTCCGCGTTTAACTGCCGCAGTAAAAGGCGGCTGCTGCGCAGTTCCCCGCTGCCCAGCTTGCCCGCCTCCTGCGCCGCGGCTATGCGGTCCTTGCATTGCCGGATGCTGCTTTCCAGCGCCTTCTGCTGCTGGGTGGCCTCATATTGCGTGTAGTGGCGGCCCTCATAGTCAATGCCCCGCGCATTTTCCTGCGCCAGCTCCGCCAGCTGCTCCTCCGTCCACTGTGGGCTGTCCACCCCCAGCCGGATAGGCCATGCAATGTGCTTGCAGCTCAGGGTGCCAATGCGCCGCTGCAGGCGGCTGTTCAGCGTCTTATACTCCTTGTCGCTGTACTGCCGCCCCTGTATGGGCTCATGGTCCGGGGCGCATGCCCCGTGCGCGCTTATCTCCCAGCCGTCATAGCCGCCCTCGTCGTGGTGCTGCTCCTGGATGGCCGTAGTCATTTCGCCCATCTTGCCCATAATGGCGCGCTGGGCCATGTACTCCACCGCAAAGCTGCGCCCGTCCGAGCGTTCAATGGTGCGTATGCCGCGCTGCCACAGCCGCAGCGTGGCCCGCCGCACGGCCTCCTCCGGCGTCTTTGCCCCGCTGGACACCTGCCGGAATACATAGTCCATCGTGCGCCGGTACACGTCCTTTATGGGGTACACCCGCCCGTCCACATCCGCCGCGGCCAGCTCGCCCAGCACATGGGCCACCTCGCTGCGCGTCGCCTTCACGTAGGCTTTGGCAATGTTCCGCAGGCTTTCGCTCTCCTCCAGCGGCGCGGTCTTTTCCGCCGCCCAGCCCAGCAGCTGCTCCACCGCATCATTTGTCAAAGCCGTCTGGCGCTGCAGCGCCTGTGCTATCGCGCTGTCTGCTCCGGCAAGGCTCTTTGCCAGCAGCAGCTTGTACGCGGCGCTGGACGTTACCTGCCCCGCCGCGGCAATGCACCGGCACAAATCGCGCAGCAGCTCCTCTGTAACGGGCCCGTATATGTCGGCTATCAGTTCCCGCAGCCCGTCAATTTCCTGCGGCGTCAGTGCCATGGCCTCACCTCATGCCCGCCTGGGCGGTCAGTTGCGTCATTTCCGGCATGTACCTTTCACGGATAGCCGCCAGCTCCTCCGGCGTCCCGCAGGGCAGGTCATATTTTTTGGCAAGCGCCAGCTCCGGCTTCAGCATCCCAGCCTGCACCAGCTCCAGCGTGTCCTGCCAGTCCTTCTCCGCGTCGTACAAAACGCCGTTGCCCCAGCTCACGCTCAGCAGCTCCTCCATGTCCACCGCCTGGGCGCTGCACAGCCCCAGCGCCTGGCCCCACAAATCCGTAATGCGCAGCGTTTCCAGCAGCGCGTCATACCACATCTGCTGCAAATCCATAATGGACAGGCTGTAATCGCCCTCGCTGCTACTTATTTCCTTCGCCGTGCGCTCTGCCGCCTCCACGTCCGACAAAATGCCGCGCTTCAGCCCAATAATGTTTTCGCACGCTTTCAAATAACTCTGCTTGCGCCGTTCAAAGCTTTCATCTCGCAGGGCCGGTGAAAATATCGTCAGGCCCCCGTCCCCGGTGTCGCCGTCCAACCCCACAAAAACATCATCCTTCAGCTTCGCCACGCCGCCCTCCGGTCCCGGCATCACCAGCTTGTCCGCGTTCGCCATAATTCTGCTGCGCCCCAGTTCAAACTCGCGCCCCAGCTGATACTCGTTGCGGTAAATGTTATGTATCAGCTGCACTGCGCCCTCGTATACGCTCACGCCGTCCGGGCTGCCGTCCACATTGTTTGCCATGGGCAGCCGGATGTAGGTCATTCCCAGCCCGCCAAAGGGCATGCTGTAGGTGTACTCCGGCGCAAGGTGCGCATACTGCGGCAGGCTGTCCAGCCGCACCTCGCGGCCCAGCGTCTCGCTGGTGGACGATACATACAGCCTATATCGGATAGTTAAATACCCGTGCCCATCCACGCTGCGGCGCTCCAGCAGCGTATAGCAGCTGTCACCCGCCCGGCTCCGCTCGCTCAAAAGCACGTCGGTGATGCCCTCCGGCCCGCGGGCCAGTACGTTGTATCTGTCGCGCCGCACCATCTGGTAGGCAAGCCCGCCTGCGCTGCCCGGCGCAGGCTTCACAAAGCCCTCGCCGCCCACCAGCACCCACTGCAGCACCTCCTTTTTTATGGCGTCTATGCGGCTGCGCTGCGCGTCCAGCCACGCGGCCTTTCCACTCAGCGCCTGCCCGTTAAAGGCCGAATCATACTCCGCAAAGCATGCCTTTGTCAGCTTGTTGGTGATGGTGTAGGGCAGGCGCTGGGCCGGGTTTTCCTCCATGCCCTTTACTGCTTCGCGCATAAAAAACAGTTCAAACCATTCCCGCACGGCCTCCTGCATGGCGGGCGTGCTGATGTCCTTCAGCTTCGCTGCCTGCGCTCCTGTAATGGCGGCATCGTCAAATAGTGCCCGGATTACTGCGTTCATCTGCCGTTCCTCCTTTCAAAACAATTTGCGGCCGCCTTGCCCGCAGCCCGCGCTCCATGCCGTCTATGTACGCCCGCAGCGTGCGGTTTTCCGCTTCCAGCTCCCGCACGCGCTTTTGCGCCGTCTCCAGCGCGTCGCCGTATTCCAGCACCGCCCAGCTTGGCAGGTATTTCTTCAGCAGCCACTCCCTCAGCTTCATGCTTTATGCACCCTTTCGCTGCCAAATACGGCTGCAGGCGTACCGCGCCGCGTCTATGCCGTGGTCTCGCGCATCCATCAAAGTGCCCAGCACGGTTCCATCCGGCGCCACCTCATATTCCCATTCCAAAAACTCCTGCAGCGTGCACGGGCAGCGGTTCGGGTCTATCACAATGGCGGTCAGCCCCTGCAGCCATTTCACACCCAGTTCACGGCTGCCCGGCCCCTTTCGGGCGGGCCAGCACCGCAGCCCAAAGCTGCGGTAGTCTGCACAGGCTTTTTCATCCGAAAGGTCGGCCAGTATCAGCTCGCCCGGCGCCACCCGTTCCTTGACGATTTTCGCCGTGACATGGTTTGTCAGCTTGTTGCCTCTAGCCTCGTCGAATATATAAAGCGTGCGAGTGCCCGCGTGGTAGTAGGTGCGGATAAACACCCACGGGTCGGGGTACCAGCCCCAGTCCACGCCGCTGATGATATTGTCAAAGCCCGCTATCTCCTTTGCCGTTATTTTTCGGCTCACAATGTTGTCAAACACCTGCGTGCCGCTGCCCACCATTTCGCCCAGGTACATATGCCGGTATATCAGCGGCTTTGTCTTGCGCAGCCAGTCCGCGCCGTCCAAAAATTCCTTGCCCAGCCATTTCCGCGGCGCGTCCAAATAAGACGAGTGGTGCACCAGCTTACCCGGCTGCTGCTCCCGCGCATACCGGTTTGCCCAGTTGCGGGCATTTGGCGGCGGGTTATAGCTGATAAGCGTCAAGGTCGGGTTGTCGCCTGAGCCGCGGAAGGCCGATTGCTTCACGCTCAATACAGCGTTTTCCCCGCGGCGCAGCTGGTCGGCCTCCTCAAACCACAAACAGCCAATGTACCCAAATTGCGGTTTGATGCCCTTTATCTTCATTTCGTCGTCCAGCCCGCGGAAATAGATGGTCTGCCCCGTCGGCTTATAGATAAGGCGCAGCGGGTTCTTTTTTTGTATAAAGCTATCCGTAAGCCCCAATATGGCAATCGCCCACAGCATTTGCGCATACACGCTATCCTCCAGCGTGTTGCCCATCTGCCGCATCACCAGCGCGTGGCTCTTCGGCCATTTCAATAGCCATAGCACAATTTCCACACTGCAAAACGAGCTTTTCAGGCTGCCGCGCCCGCCCTCCTCCACTACCGTGTGCACGCTCTGGCTTCGAATCGCCCGGTGCGAGTCGTAAAACGCCCGGCCTATCACGTCTTTCAGGTCAACATTCACCGCCGGGCGGTTATATGCTGTCAACGATGTTCACCTCCGCCGCTCCGCCGCTGTTCTCCCTCTGCAGCTCCGTCCATAGCCGGATGGCGTCCATATCGCCCGCCTGGCATTTGCGCATCAGCACCGCATGCACCGCCGCAGTCTCCTCCACTGTGTATTTCTCTGTCAGAAGGTCAAGCAGCTGTAAAAAATCCCGCTTACTGGTGTGCGTATACTGTTTACGCAGCATTTTCAAGTCGTTCACAAAATCAAAATCGCGCGCGTTTTTCTGTTGCTCAATGGCCGCTGCCAGCGCGTCTATGCTCGTCTGCTGCGTCCTTTTCATTTTGCTTTTCTCCCTCGCTTTCGCCATAGCCCCAAAATTGCCCCTGTACGCAAAAAAGCCCCAGGCGGGCAGTTTCCCCGCCGTGAGCTTGTAAACGGTTGTAAACGCCTTCAAAACGGCAGTAAATGGGTTATTGTAGCAGGCTTGCGTAAACACCCGTTTTTTCGGTGGGCGCGCTTCGCCGTCCGGCCATTTCTGCCCGGTTTTTTTCGCCTTATGCCCGCCGCTCGCTCCGCAGGGGACGCATCAACCCCGCCTTGCTCCCGGCTACCCTGTCCGCCTTTTACTTGTTGTAAACGCTTTTTGTAAACCCTGTTTTCCGCACACAGCGCGGAAAGGGGCAGGCTGGCCGCCCGCTCTCCTTCAAGGCCCATACGCACCGCGCGCATAGCTCCGGCGGCTGCATCAGCCTGCACCCGGCAATTTTCCGCGCCAAAGCCCGCCGCCGCGCCCCGAATGTTCCGCGCTTTTTCATAGTGCTGCCGCCTCCTGTACGATAATACTGAAGCGCAGCCTGCGCTGCGTGCCCAGTATGTCCGCCAGCACGGTGGCCCGGCGCTGGCGACGGTCCATGTGTACAATGCTGTCCGCAAACTGCACCAGCGGCCCGTCTGTCACGCGCCAGCCGCCCGGCGCAAACAGCACTGTGGAAAGGCCCAGCACCTCCGCCGAGGCCAACCCCCAGCGCACCACGTCTACCTCGGCCAGCGCCTGCGGCCTACCTGCCTCCAGCCCCAGCCAGCGGATAACGCCCTGCACGGGCGCTACTATGTGGTACAGCGCCGCGCTGTATTCCACACCTACAAATACATACCCTGGCAGCAGCAGGCGCTGCTCCTCGTGCCAGGCGCCGCGGCGGCGCAGCAGCACCTTTTCCTCCGGTGCCCGCGCCTCTATGCCCTTGCGCCGCAGCGCCTCGCATACCTCCCGCTCGCGGCCTGTCATAACTTGCAGTACATACCAGTGCATTTACAGGCCCTCTTTCTTCTTGCGCTCAATAAATTTCGCCACCTGCTTATACAGCTCCGGCTGCTCCTGCGCCAGCGCCGAGAATATCGACGCCTGCACCTCGTCCAGCGCCGCGGTCACAACATCCTTGTTCTGCATATCCACACGCTGCTTGTATGCTACCGCGCGCGTCACGCCGCTTATCTCCCGCATCAGCTTGTCCGCGCGCATCTCGCTCCAGTCCTTTTCCGTTTTGCTCGTCAGGGCAAGCATCATCTTGTGGATGGCAATGCGCAGCAAAACCTCCGCCGCGTCCTGCTCCGGGTATTTTTCCACCTCTTTGCGCAGCGCCTCGAAATTTTCCTGCGCTACTATCAAATCGCGGTAGCTCTCCGCCAACCGCTTGCCGTACCGGCTCACCGTCGATTCCGACACCGATACGCCCGCCTGCTCCTGGATATACTCCTGTATTTCGGGGATGCGCACCGTGCAGCTTAACAGCATGTTGTCCACAGCGTTGCGCACCTCCGGCGGCAGGGCCGCTATTTTCCCGTAGCTGCGTTTGCCTTTCAGCGGCATCGGCTGCTGCATCCCGTTCCCCTCCTTTACGGCCGCACCAGCGGGTCCTTAATATGCCCGCCCAACAGCTGCGTCCCTTTGGGCATCAGCTTGCACTCCAAATCCTCAAGCGGCAGGTCAGATACATGCGCAGCCAGATGCTCCTTTACGGTCCGCACCGTAATATAGCCGCTCTCCTGCAGGTAATCCAGCGCCGCGCGCAGCTCGCCCCGCGGTATCTGCTTTTCGTCCGACAAAATCGGCCCCGCGTTGCGCAGCTTGTAATAGGTGCCGCGGTACAGGTTGAGCATCCGCAAAAACACTTCCGCGGCATAGCTCATGCCCGTCAGTTCCGTGCGGGCCTCCAAATCCTTTTCCAGCATCTTATGTTCTCCTCTCCATCAGGTATCGTGTCAGCGTGTCCACCTTGTTTTCCAGCTGCAGCACGCTGCGCTCAAAATCGGTTTTCCGCAGGCATTTTTCCTTAACCTCTTTGATATCGTCGCTCAAGGTCTGTATCTCGGTTTTCATTTCCCGGCGCACGTCTTTTAATTCGCCCCGCAGCTTTTCCATGCCATCCTGCTGGGCTGTGCGCAGGCTGTCCACATCCTGCTGGTGGACGCTGCGGGGCGTGTAGTTTTCCCGCACCTCTTTGATGTCGGCGCCGTTTTTGTCCAGCTGCTTAAACACACTGCGACTCACCAGCGCACCGATAAGGGTAATAAGCGCCGTCACGCAAATTGTTATCAGCCACCATGTCCCCGCATCAAACACCATTCCGTCCATGCTCTCCTCCTGTGCCGGGCAAACAAAAAAGGTATGATGCCCGCGTTTGCTACAGGCATCATACCTTATCTTTTAGGAAGCCGTATATTTGAAGCGCTTCCTCGAAATTATTTCCGTTTCTTTTCTTAATCCAGGAAGGATAATTGTCCCGGCCCAGGCGCAGTGCGCAGCTTTTTGGCCTCCTCCTTTACAATTTCACGGATGCTTCGGTCTGTCAAGCCCCATTTGCGGGCAAGCTCATATATATTGCGCCCATTGTATTCCTGCCGTATCAGCTCATCCCGCACCGGCCGCACCAACTGCTCGGCCACCGGCACATACAAATTGCTTGTGCCGCCATAGGTATCTACCAGCCGGATAAAGCCTTCCATGCCGATTGCCTCCGCCAGTTCGCGGGCGCTGCCGTCCAAATCCTCCAGCTTCAGCTCTTTCAGCAGTTCATTGCGCATGCCGCGCCGCCTCCCATTCCCGGCGGTATCGTTCGCTGTACAGGTATTTTCTTTCTTTTTCCTGTGTGTACCGGCTTAGTGCTTCAATAAGTGCCGCGCCCTGCACCCTGCTCAAAAATCGAAATGGCTGCGTGGGGAAGGCCGTCACGCCGAATTGCTTGTGAATGAAACCGCACAGCCGGTCACGAAGCTGCACGCCCTCCGGTGCTGGGTCGAATTTTTCAAGCTGGAACATCAGGTGCCAAACCTTTTTCTGCTGGCCTGAGCTCAGCCCGCCCGGCAGCTCCTCATACTTTCTCGGCCGCTTTGCCGGCCTGGGCCCGGCCGGGGCGCTGCGCCGCCGCAGCTCTGCCAGCACCGCCTGTGCCTCGGCGTGCGTCAGCGCCTTGACGGACTCCTTGCCCGTCAGTCCCTGCACCAGCATGTGCAGCGCATCCTCGTGCCCGCCGCCCTGCTCCACCATGTCCAGCTTTGCCGCAATCGCGTAAATGCTTTTTACCTGCCCCTTGTCAATTTCCAGCGCCCCCATGGCCGCGCCTCCTTTCCGTTTTATGCTTCCGGCTGCTCGCCGCTTACATCATAGTAAAATTCGTCGCGCGTGCGGATATACGCCCCTATGCTTTCCAGCACCTCGCACGGCTCCTTTTTCAGGGCCTCCCGGTCAAGGGCCTCCGTGGTCTTTACAAGCTCCTTGCGGCCTAGGGCCTTTAGCGCCGCAATGGCCTCCGCCACCTTGGCAGGCGCCAGTATCAGCCTGCTGGAGGTGCGGTAGCCCACCTTTCCAAAGGTAAGTACACGGCTTTTGCCGCAAAGCTCGGCGCGGTGCGCGTCCACATAGTCCTTTATGTCGCCTTCCAGCCGCTTGATACGGTTCTGTAAGGGCTGCGCGTTTTTGGTGTAGTCGTCCTTCAGGCCGTCAATGCGCCGGTCCAGCTCAACGCCCAGCTCTGTAAGCGCATACTGGCATTCCTTCAGGTCGCGCAGCGCCGCGTCCACCGCCGCCCAGTCACGCAGCACCGGCTCACTCGCCACTCGTTTCCTCGCCATCCTGTTTTCCCTCCGTTTCTTTCGCGTTTTCAACTCCTTCACAGCGTACCAGCGGCCGCCCCGATACTCTCATACCGCAGGCCCCGCCGTACAGCGGGCAGTCTTGACTGCACATATTTTGCACCTCCTTTTTGCCTCCCTCTGCATCTTCCGGGCTTGGGACCGGCCTGCCTTCCTGGCAGGGCTGCATTAAGGCGGGGCCGAAGCCCCGGTTGCGGTACTTTTCTTTTATGTCTCGCTCTTGGGTGGTTCACTGGCATGTGATATACTCTGGTTGGGGGTGCTTATATGCAGACTTTGGACAAACTTTCAAGGCGCATTCTTTCTGAACTTTCTTCACACGGAAAAACAAATTATTCCTGCGCTGTCGCATCTTCCGCACTTTTTTCAGGAGATACGACTATTCCTCAACTCGCTGTCACACTAAAGTCTAATGAAACCACCGTGCGGCGGGCCATTTCACACCTGATAGAGCAGGGCTATTTAACGCCCTTTGATATGACGCTTCCAAATGGCGGAAAAATTGTACTCGGCGTTTATCTTTCTCACAAAGGGCTGCACTATAAAGAACTCTCCGCGCTGGATAGGCGGCAAACACTTCTTAAAAGTGTGTGGCTTCCTATCCTTGTTTCTATTGCCACAAACATAACAGTAAGCGTACTGCAATGGTTGTGGCCGCTGATAATACAATGGTTATCCAGTTTTCACGGATGAACTTCCGCACTTTTCCCCCTCCTTTTGCCCCCCTCTGCATCTTCCGGGCTTGGGACTGGCCTGCCTTCCCGGCAGGGCTGCATTAAGGCGGGGCCACCTAGCCCCGGTCTGTCATGTGTTCTGTGCGCGCATCCGCATGCCTAACAGTGCAGCGCGGATGCGCGCATCGTTTTTTTCAATACACCAGCCGTCCTCGCACAGCACCTTCACTGGCGTCAGCCCATCGGCATATCCCTCCGCTGCTTCCTGCAGTGCTCGGCGCAGCTCCTCTGCTTCTGCTCCGTCAAATTCCAGTTCATTCACCGTAAGCTCTACTGTATATCTGTACCTCATGTGCCCTCCTGTGTTTTGCCGTGCGGTTCATCTCGTGTTTTTCGGTTCCCTGCGCTCTGCAAGCCATTCCTCAAATTCTTTCCTGTGCTGCAGGTATTGCCGCAGCAGCCGCAGGCCCCGCGCAGTGTTCGCTACTCCGTTCACCGCGCTCTGCACCACGCTCACCAGTATCTCCACCAGCACGCCCACTGCAATCGCCGTGCCTAATGTGTAAAACACCACCGCAGGCACAAGCAATGCCATCCGTTCCATTTCTGCGCCTCCCTAGTTCCAGCCTACGCCAAGGTGCACCGCCATGCTGTACAGCCCGTCATAGGTGATATTTTCATTGCGGACACTGTTGTTGTATACGGTTTTTGCCCCGCGCACGCCCCAGCGGCCTTTGGCAATCCCCAGCAAAAAGTCCAGCTCCTTCGCCCGGTTCTCCGCTGCCAGCCGGGGGAACAGCGCCCGGATGTCCTCCTTTTTCACTTTTTGCGTGCTGTAACTCCGGTTCATTTTAATTCTGGAAAACAGCTGCGCAAACTGCGCCTGCTGGCGGCCCATCATCCGGCTGTATACCTCTGTATTGCCTATCAGGCAAACCCCGTTGCCCGGCGTGCCCGTCACTGCATCCGCGTCGCTCAGCCCCCGCAGTTCCTCCAGCGCGGGCAGGCGCAGGTGCTGTGCCTCGTCAATAATAACCACCTTGTTTGTGCCCGCCAGCTTGTCCCGTATCGCCAGCATCATGTCCATGCGCCCGCGCATGTCCGGCACGCCCAGCGCACGGGCCAGCAGCTTGACAATGCAGCCTAAAGAGCCAGTAGTCGGCGTCGCCGTAATAAACACAGTGCTGTGCGGGTAGTCATGCAAAAACTTTCTGGCCCCCTCCGTCTTGCCGATGCCCGCATCTCCGTGCAGCACCACCATCCCGCGCTCCAGCTGCGCAAACTTGATGCCCTTGTATATGTCCTCGCTCACCGTCGTAGGCACATACCCCGTATCGGGCAGGTAGGGCGCGGCCTGCTCCTCCACAGCCTCACGCGCCGCCTGCGTCTCAAAATACTCCCGCAGCTTGCCCTCCACATAGGCCGGGTCGCCGTGGTATACCTGGCGCCGCCAGTTGCTCAGCGCCGTCTGCGAGAGGCCCACCGCCTGCGCCATCTTGTTCTGGCTCATTCCGCTGCTTGCCAGATATTCCTCTACACGCTGCAGCAGCTCCTCGTCGTAGGTCTTATTCATCGTCATACCCTCCGTTTTCCTCGATAATATTGTTAATCATGCGGTCTAGGTCAATATTATCGCCCACCGCGCGCAGCAGCGGCTCCTCATATGCGCTGTGCAGCTCAATCAGCTTTGCCCCTGCCGCGGGCTCCTGCTCGCGCCGGGCCATGTTTTCGCGGGCTGTCTCAAGCGCAAGGTCAAGCCGCGTGCTCGGCCCTATCTCCCGCAGCGTCATGGCCGCCATCCGCTCCGCCGTCTGCCTCTCGAAGCCGCGTATCGTTTGCTGCGCCGCCTTAACCTCCTCGGCGCTGGCTCTGTATTCCAGCACCATCCGGCTGTCTGCGGGCAGCTCTGCAATAAAGCGGTCGTCCTCGTCGTAGGCCCGCACATGGCTCAAGTCCAGCGGGTCATACCGCAGATATACCTTCCGTCCTTGATAATGCAGTA